CCGGCTCAAGCCACCTATTCGTGTCAATGCTTCGGGGTGCCAAGCCCTGCATCGTAAAGAGGTGGGTTTGTCAGCGTCTCCGAATGGCCAAAATGGTAGTATGGGGCGCGATAGCTGATGTGGTGGCTGCGCTCTTCGATGTGCCCGTCGCTGAATCGGATGCGGAAGTGTTCAATCCCGTCCCAGCGAACGCCGAGCGAGGCAAACGCGACCGGTATGGCCGGCGCTATAGGCAGATCATCGAAGCAAGGGCCGTCATCTGCAGGCGTAAAGCACCCCTCGCAGGTGAACTCGGGAGCTTCGATGCCGAAGCCATCGCACTTGATGCGAAGACCTTCGGTCGCGCCGCAGTAGGGACACTCGGGCATGGTCACGACACGCGCTCCAGGATCCAGAGGCGCGACATGTCGCCTTCCTTCATGACGAAGCGATAGGCTTCTTCATAGGTCGCGAAGATGCGGACCGCGTTCGAGGAACTGACGCATTTGTAAGTGGCTGAGATGGTCATATCGCTTCTCCGTTGGTGCCAATCAATATACGATGTAACCGAAACGGTTACAAGTGGACAGCGAAAGAAAAACATCATGACCGTCACGTGGAATGGCGCCTCGGTGCTCGCAAAGGTGCGCGCCGCTGCGGCCGCTGGCGTAGGGAGCGGGACTGAGATTTACCGCGAAGAGGCGACAAGCCTTATGCTGAATTCTCCACGTACAGGCCGCGCTTACAAGCGTCGCGGCGTCACGCATGTAGCCTCCGGGGCTGGGGAGCCGCCGGCACCTGATACGGCCTATCTGATGAGAACCATCGAGACGATCAACGACGAGAAGAACCTGAAATCGACGGTCAATTTCGGCGCGGTTTATGCAAAGCGGATGGAGTATGGCTTCGTCGGGACCGACAGTCTCGGGCGCACCTATGATCAGGCTCCGCGCCCGTTCGCAAGGCCGGCGATGGAGAACAAGCGCGCCGAAATTGCAAACACCATTGCAACCGCGATCGCGGATGCCCTGAAGTGAGCGGCGTTGATCTCTCCCAGCCGCTCTATGCCGCGCTCACCGGCGTCAGCGATGGAATCGACGGGCTTGCGACGTATCACGGCTCGCCGGCCGTCTTCACGCGCCGCCCGGTGCCGATCGACTGCGGTTTTCCGCTGATCATCACGGCTGGATACGTCACCTATAGCGATCAGGATTTCATCGCCGACGAGATGGCGGACCTCGTGCGCGACATCGGCATTTTCGGCAACAAGCCGGATCATTTTCGGCTGGTCGAGCAGATCGCCTTCGACGTGCGCGATCTGTTCCATCGGCGCCGCGAGAGCTTGATCGTGCCTGGCTGGCATGTGGTCGATATCCGCTGCAAGGGGCCGGTCGAGATCAATGATGACGACCAGGTTATAGGCCGGAACGTCAGTCTCCAGATCAGGCTCACCCGAGCATCCTGAATACCTGCTTCGGCAGGTTGGCCCGATCGCGCCTTGGGCAAGCGCTCATGGACCGCCTTGGTGGCGGCCCGTCCCCGTGTCCCGCGCCGTGAGGCGCCAGATCAGAAGGAGCCTATCTCATGGCAATCTTTGCGATGGCCGGTTCGAAAATCTACATCGGCACCACGGCGGCGGCTTCGGATGAAACCGAATTCGCCGCCGATTCCTACACCGAGATCAAGCCGGCCGAGACCATCGGCGACTTCGGCGACACCGCGACAGACGTCAAGTTCCTCGGCATCGGCGACTCTCGCGCCCAGCACCTCAAGGGATCGAAGGACGCCGGCACGATCCAGCTGACCTGCGGCCGTGACGACACCGACTCGGGCCAGCTCGCCTGCGTTGCTGCCTTCGCCAGCCCGCTCGATTTCAACTTCAAGATCGAGTGGAACAATGCCGCGACCCTCATGGGCAGCAAGGGCGTCACCTACTTCCGCGGCAAGGTGATGTCGAAGAAGCTCGTCAACGGCACAGGCCCGGACAATGTGCTCAAGCGCCAGTTCGACATCGGCATCAACACCGACCAGATCGAGGTCGAGCCGACCTGATCGCTTTCTGAACTCCACCAACAAGCAATAGCAACATAGGTGAACCATGACCAAGACCACAGCTTCCGACGTGAAGAAGGCGCGCATCGTCGTCGAGATCGACGGCGTGGAGCATACGCTCATTCCGAGCCCGGAGGCGATCCTGATCCTCTCGGCCAAGTATGACGGCCTGCAGCCGCTCAACGCCGCGATCGGCCGCGTCAATATCCATGCGATCGCCGACGTCGTCAACGCGGGGCTCGGCCTCGAAAACGCCGAGGCGCGGGCAATGCTGCGCGCGGTGGCGACGTCGGACATCATCGTCATCGGCCAGAAGGCCTCGCAGTTCGTCAACATCCTGGCCAATGGCGGCCGGGCGGTCACGCCTGAAAAGCCCGGTGGTGATCAGGAGGGAAAGACCGGCCCTTTGTAACCATCGAGGAATATGCCGACGGTCTCGTCCGCGTCGCGATGGGCCGGCTGTTCTGGTCCTTCGACAGGGCGATGAAGGCGGATTGCCTCGCTATCGTCCTTGCCGTTGACGGGCAGGCGGATTTCCTGCGCGGGCTATTCGGCTCCAACGAAAAGCCGGACGCTGCGCCAGATCCAAAGACCTTGCCGCCGATCACGCAGGGCGCATTTCGGATGATGGCGAAGAAGGCTTAGAGAAAGCGGTTTGCCTGGCAGAGCGCGATCACCTGCCTGGCATAGTTGCGCTGGTCGGCGTCCCAACTGAGGCTGTCGGCATAGCCGAGGTTCCGCTGGATCCTGGTGCAGGTTTCCGTGGCCTTCTCGATGTCGCCTGGCGCGGCGTCGAGCATCTGCCAGATGGCGGCACGGTTTGCCTCCGCATCCCGCATGGCCTGCCACTTGGACCACGCGAAATAGGCGCCGCCGGCGCAGATCACCACGCAAGCAGCCGCAACCAAGGCTTTCAGCCAGTTGTCCACGGCCTCGCCCTCCCTTCGATGGCCCGAAGCTAATTCACCCTTCAACCGGTGACAATCAAGGATTCGCCCCTGTGGAAGTAGCCGGCAACGTCGTCATCGAGATTGGCGGAAATCTCGCGCCATTCGAGGCAGCACTTGCCAAGGCCAACCAGATGGCCGCCACGTTCGACGCGCAGATCACGGCGAAGCTGAGCGGTACAGGGCTGACGGCCGGGCTGGAGAAGATTTCGGCCGGCATCGAGCAGACGAATGCTCTGCTGGCCAAGCTGACCACTTCCGGCACGACGGCCGGCGCCACCATGACCAAGCTCGTCACCGCGACGCAGCCCGTCACTACGGCGCTGAACCAGGTCACCGCAGCCACTGCCGCGACCAACGCCGAGCTCGGCAAGATCGGCACCAGTGCGGGTGCGGCAAGTTTTGGCGCGGGCACGATCAGCGCCAAGGAATTCGCCGCGGCTCTCGAGGCCACCGGCGGCAATCTCTCGAAGATCACGCCGCAGATGCTCGGCATGGCGGCCGCCGAAGATGCTCTGGCTGCTTCCACCGGAGCGGCGGCGGCATCGTTTCGTGGGCTTACCGAAGCGCAGGTTGCGGCCTTTGCTGCCCAGCAGGAAGGCGCCAATTTCAACCGCGCGCTCAATGAGAGCTTCGGCCTGGTCAACTCGAGCACGAAGTCGGCGCGCGACAGCGCGAGCGTCTTTCGCGAGATGGCCGTTGCCGAGGACGCCGTGGCAGCGTCGAGCCGTGGCGCTGCTGGTGGCTTGGAAGCTGTAGGCGTCGCTTCTTCCCATGCTGCCGGCCTTGGCGCCGGCGTCACGCGCGAATTCTCGGTGCTTGGCGCCGAGGTGGCGCGCGGCAACTTCTCGCGCATTCCCGGCTCGCTGATCGTCCTCAATGAGCGGCTGGTGTCGACCGGAACGAGCGTTCTCACGCTGTCCAATTTCATGAAGGCCTTCGGCGGCCTGGCGTCGGTCATCTTCAATCCGTATGTGATCGGCTTCCTGGGCCTGACGATCGGTCTCGATCTGCTGATCAAAGGCTTCGATAAGCTGGTCGGCAGCGGCACCGACCTCGCCGACGTGCTGAAACAGCAGGAAACCCAGGTCAACTCGCTCGGCGATGCCTATGGCAACCTTGCAGCGCAGGCCGAGGCCGCCGTCTCGTCGACCGCGAACCGCAATGCCTTCGGCATCTCGTCCGTCGCCTCGCAGGCCCAGCTTCAGATCGGCATCGCCAAGCAGACCAACGATCTTCTCGCCCAACTGCAATATCTCGGCGGCTTCGATGGCAACCAGACGCAGGTCTATGAGGAGTTCGCGCCGTTCTCCGAGGCGATCCAGCATCTGAGCGACACCGCCGCAAAAGGTGCGCCGGACGTTCTTGGCTTCAAGAAGATGGTCGAGGAAAAGTGGGCGCTCGACCCGACCAATACCGCGCTTTCCAAGGCCGCTAGTGAAATCGAGGATCTCGTTACCAAGGCCGATGGCAGCGCGCCGTCGCTGGAAGCGCTCGCCGAGGGCCTGAAGAAGGTCCAGACCGTCGCCTCGCAG